GCTTTCAATTACGCCCGTTGATAGTTCGGTTCCGTCGGTATTGTCGAATGAATAGTTGGCATCCGGTGCGGTTATGTCTTCGCTTCCACCGCTCGCAATGCTACCGCTGTTAAGCGTGTCGCCGGATGTGTCCTTCAAAGTCCAGTTTGCATCGGCGCAACTCGGCACAACCCAATCGCTGCCAACTTTGCTTCCAACGGGTGAACCGTCCTGAATTACAGGTAGGTCAAATGTGTCGGGGGCTGTTATCGTGGTGAACTCTACGCCGTTAACATCCAACACGACATCGCCGCCGCTCGTCGTGTAGGAATAAGTGCCTCCCGAAGCAACCGTATCGACCAGAACGCCATTTTCAAAAATCCGAACCGGAGCGCACACCGCAGAATAGTCACCGCCGTAATCGTAAGCGATCAGCGGCAAATCGCACACACCCGGCTGCGAGTAGACGCGGACGTTCATGGTCATCATCCACCCGGTCACCGCGTCCGAAGTGTTTTCGACAAACTTTTGCGCGCCGCTGGCCGTGATCAATTCGCTCCAGTCCTTCCACCGGTCGGCGTATTCGATGGTTTTGCGCAGGTCGTTAATGATTTGCAGCGTGTCCGACTCGACCTCGTGCTGAGGTCGTTTGCCGTAATCGACCGACGGCGCATCTACCAAATCAAACACGGCCACCTCCAGGGTTAAGTCAACCCAATTCGTCTCAACCGATGCGTTGTTGCAGTTGACCGCTACGATGCAATGGGTGATTTCATTGCGGTTGTAAATATCCACAATTGACCCATACGCCATCTCGTTCACCTGAACGTGCGCGGCGGCCCAGACTCGAATTTCATCAACAACTTGGTTTAGGCTTCGGTTCATTTTTCTTCTGGGTTGTTCATTTCTCTTCGCTGTTAGTCATCCCCATCCAGAATTACATCACCCGGTTGCGGGTACCCATCTCGTCGTCGGTAGTACGTGCGCGAATTGCGTCGAGTCACCCCGATTGAACTACCCGCTGTGAACTGTCGGCGCACGTCGGCTTTGTTGTTGCGCACCGTGTCGTATAGCGGAAAGTCCTCCTCGTTTTCGCACAAATACCCGACCAGTTTGCGCGTGTAAAATTCAATGTCCTTGTGAATGTCGTCGCGTAAATTGGTCAGGTCGTCGTTTGTCCCGGTGGTGAAATTCGGATCTGTTGCCTTCGATGCGGCAGCGTTTCGAATTTGCGTGGTGATGCGTCGGGCGACCCGGATTTCCACGTGCGCGGTTAGCAGCGGACGGATGTATTTGTCCATCAAAAGCGTTTCGTTCGCGTTAAGCGTTCCGGCCTTCACTTTTGATTGCAGGTCCTCGTAAAGCGGCGACCCCAACAGCGGTTCGATGAACCGATCCTGACACCGTATAATGCTGGACCGGATCACTTCGGTGTTCACGTTCCCGTGTATGAAACCGCTCTTTTGAAGCGTTTGCGCGGTGATGAAATAGATCGTTTCTGCTGCCATGATTATGATTTTTCGACGACGTTTTGATACCACGTGTGGCGGCAAAACGGTTCGTTTTCGTTCGTTTCGGGGTTATGGTACCAACCACCCTTAAACAGCCACACGTTTCGACCAACGCGGCCCGTGATCGTGTTGATTTCGTCGCGGGTGTAGAGGCGGTTCAACCGGATCAGTTGCGCACAGAAGTCCCGCGTGCGCCCATCTGGTAGAATTTCCGGTCCGGGTACGTCGGGTCGCTTCCCGTAGGAGTACAAAATCTCGATTCCCGGCGACGCATCCTCACCGACCTGCTGCCCCTCCTCGGTCAGTTCGCCCGAATCAACGTCGAGCAGACCGAGCGCAGCCAATTCGTTATAAATTCCACCGAGTTCGACCGAGTTAATGTCGAGTGCCGCGCGAATTTCACCAAATCCGTTGCCTTCGCGGATCAATCCGAGTACACGATCCTGTATATCGGTCAGGTCCGGTTGAAACTTTTGGACGCGGTACTGTTCGAATAGCGCCTTTTCTGATTGTTCGAGCTGCTCCGGGTCGTACACAACCTCGCGCGACTTAACCGAAACGCCGTCGGCGGGTCGCCCCACTTCGGATAGCATCGAAACGATGCGGGTTGATTCGTCATCGGAGAACTGCGGCGCGGTTGGTACGCTCGGTGCGATCGGTTCGGGCGTGGCGGCTGGATCGTCTTGCGACGGGGTGCCGATCACAACGTCGGCGAAATCTAACTCACCCTGCAACTGATACAACTCCTTGAAAAGCGACATCAGAAAGTCGCAGATCAACCGTCGCTTAGCCTCGAAGTAGTTGGTCTTCATAATAGCGTAGGACATTTCCAGCTCTTCCGTACCACCAAGTTGCCCGGCTGTCTTGATACCGAACAGCAGCCCCGATGTTACCGAATGGGCTTGTAAGATGCGGTCCTCAATGACCTTGATCTTGTTGTTGTATCGGTCCGGCTGGTTGTTGCCCATCAGCGATTCGATGGTGAGCGGCTTTTTGCTGTCGCCGTCCGAGTATGTGAACATCACCCCGCCAGCATTGTCGCCGCCCTGAGTCTTATCCTCAATGGACGCTTCGAAATCTTGCTTTTCCTCTTTATCGGGAATGCCATCCGAAAAGTGCATCACGGTCCCAACTGTGAAACCGTTCTGCGCTTCCCCAAGGTCGAATTTTGCGATCTCAATGTCGGTCAGGATAGCACGCAATCCGCTGTTGTATGGCGGGTACGGGTACGGCGTGTCGACCAATTTGCCACCGCGACGCATACGCTGTTTTGGCCGCTTTGTTTTGGCCATGTAAATGTAGACCCACTCGTCTTGATTCCGCTTCGGGTCAAACTCCTCGATGCGTTCCGCGTTTTTTCGCGCCTTTTGTTGGTTGCTCCAGTCGTCGTAGATGAACCAAATTGGCGGCGCATCTTCGTCTTCCGGTTCGGCCATGCGCATGTTCTCGAAGCAGACGTGCTCGATCACGTAGCCGCCACCCATTCGTCGTTTCCCTTTCACAGCGAAGCCATTGAACAGCTCCAAGTCGCGCGCAATCTCAGGCGACAAGTCCTCTATCGTGTATTCCGATTCGTAATTTCTATTGATCAACTCCCACTTTGCCGCGTCGGTGCCTTTGTAAAGCAGCCCTCCGGAAACCAAGAAATGCACCTTGCCGTTCACGATACCGCCGTGAAGTGGCGACTCCAGGTACATATTGATCAGCTGATTCGGGTAGAGATTGTCCTTACCCCACCCGATCACTTTGCCATCCTCGACGCGCACTTTACCCGTTTCGGGCGATGGCACCTGAGCGGCCTTTGCGAATTGCATGTACTGCATTCCGACTTTACGATGTGGTGTTTGCTCCGTAGACATAATTGAAGAATGAACTGTTGTGGAAGTACTCGTCGATCTCACCAGACTGCGGCACTTTGGCGAGTCCTATTTCGAGCGGGTCTGTATCAGGAATGTCCGTGCTCGCATCGGACGACTTTTCGTAGATGCGATACGAATAGTTGCCGCTCGGTAGGTCAACGTCGGTCGGCATGGTGATTTCGAACAAGTCGTACCGCGTTGAGGTTGGGTTGAGCCGCTCCGAAAAAAAGTTGGTGACCTCCTCGGTCATTTTATTTGTGAACGAAAACAGAAAAAACGGGTCGCTCAAAGTCGCCCGTTCCGATGCGGTTACCCCAATTGGGTTAGACGTGTTTCGTAGTAATACGAGCATTTGAGATTCGCTTCTTTCGGAGCCATTCGGTTTTGCCGTCTGCTTTCAGGATTTCCACGTTATCGTCGCAGACCTCAACGAGCGTGTTCAACCGTTTGCTGTGGTACTTCATTCCGACCGCTTCGTCGCGCACCACGTCGATGTAGCTGTATTTTCGTGCCATATTAAAAAGGGAGCGACCCGAACCGAGCCGCTCCGATTTGGTTTACGATGCTGATTCGAGCAAGCTGTTCACGATGGTGCTGGAGATTTCCGGTGCCAACTTTTTCTCCTGGGCGTTCAGCGTCAAAGTCGATCCGTTTCGGTCGCCTTTAGCTGCTCCGGTTCCAACTGTACCTTCATTCAGAACCATGCCGCCAACGAGTCCAGCGTGGCGATAGACTCCCTCTTGATCGAGGTAGATTACACCAACACCAGACGAGCGACCCATCACGTTGATGAGGTTTCGCGTCTCTTTGCGGTTGTCGTTCAGAATGATCGTTGCAACTTGTTCGATATAGAATGTGCCGTTTTCGCGTGATCCCGTCGGTGTCTCTTCGACCATCGACAGGTCTTGTTCCACAGCAAACTCGTATGCGTACTTTCCGCTGTCGAGCGACAAAGCCGTGATTTCATCCTCGTTTGCGCTCAGCGTGTAACTTGCGCGGTTAGCCAACGTGTAGAGGTAGAATTTCTGCACCCCGCCCGTCTGCCGACAGTTGGGTTTGCTGTACCCGCTTGTAATTTCACATGCCATTGTTGTCTGTTTTTTATGGTTAAACCGGGGCAGCGTGAACCGCCCCGGCTTCATTCAGTTTACGATGTCGCGAGTGTGAACTTCACGAAGTACTCCGAGTAGACGTACTGAACGCCCAAACGCCACTTGATTGAAACTTTGATCAGGTCGTCGTCGTTCGAGTACCACATGCGGATGTCGTTCATGTCGCTTTCACGATCCGTACCGATGAACGCGAGATTGGTCGGGATGGCATACACTTTGTCCTTTCCGTCCAAGCCTTCTACGTGGTAGAAACGAACGCGCTTTCCGGGAATCATGAACGAACGGCCCTCGTCCTCGTCGATGTTGTAGTGGAATTTATTTTCCGAGTACAACTGGTTGAGTGCTTTCGTGTACGTTTCGCGTCCACCAACAACGATCACGTTGCCTTCGTCGAGTACAGCGGTAGGAATTTTGTCCGCAACTGTACGCAAGATGGTCATCGCGTTTGAGTCGGTGATCGAAGTTGTACCAGACTCGTTCGCTTCAAGTACGGAGCCATCCGCATCGAGCAGCTTAATGAATCCGTTGAAGTACAACAGGTTCGTGTTCATCGAATCGGTGTCGCCTTGCCAGATGATTGTCTCGTTTCGGGCCGCAACCTTTTTGAGGTAAAGCGCCATGAGCACGTCGGCGAATGGCATCTCCTCGTCCTGGGCGTGCGCTCCGGCTGCGAGTACAATTTGGCCCCACGTACCAACCAAGTCCTCATTACAGTAGGACTCTTCAATCTTGATACGCTTGGTTTCGATTTGCTTGTCGGTCAAAATGATCCCGCCCGATGCGTTGAATCCACAATCCGCAGCAGATTGAAGGTTCGCGTCAGTAGCGATCAGTTTGATTTCCTCTTTGTTCTTCACGTTCTCCATCACGGTCATCAGACCCATCGACGGCGAACGCTTCACAAGCTCTGGGTAAAAATCTTCCGATTGCTCGTCTACATAGGCCTCCAGCCCGGTCACGTCCCAATCGAATTTATGCTCTACAAACTTTTTGAGTTTCATGGTTTTTGATTTTGATTGTTACTACTTAGCGTCGCGCCAGCTTACGCCTTTGCTCTTGCTTTCTTTTGGTTTGGGCGTTCCGAATTTCTTCGGCGCGCTCGATTTGTTTACCGCCGTTTCGATTGCATCGAACCGCCCATTGAATTCCTTCTTTAGCGTTTCGATCGTTTCAGCTTGCTCCTTGATGGTCTTGTCTTGAGCGGCCATCTTTTCCATGAGCGGACGCATCGCTTCGGCCATTTCTTCCGGTGCGTACTCCTCTTTTTCAGATCCGGTCGCTTCGACTTCTTTCATGTCCACAACCGAGCCATCAGGCCCGACCGTTACGCTCCAGACGTATTCGCCCTCTTCGTTGGGGAGCAGGTATTCGCCTTCCGGTACGGGTACTTGGTTGCCGTCGCCGTCTGCAGTGGTCAATACCACACCGGCTCCGAGTTCACCTTCCCATTGTACTTCGAGTCCGTCCGAAGTTACTGCGGATGCGAATTGCTTTTCCTCACCGAAGAGTTCGGTAAACATTTGTTGAACGCGCTCTTTGAAGGACAGCTTATCCCCTTTTTCAGGCGCTTCTGTCGGCGCGTCGGTTTTGTTTTCGTCAGTTTTCATTTCTTGTTTGTTTTGATTTATGATTTGCTCGTTCACAAACACTTCTACGCTGAATCCCTTACGCGATTTGATTTCGTCCCACAGTTTGTCATCCTCGACTTTGTAGCCGACAATCCAGCTACCATCAGCGAGGTTGTGATCTGCGAACGCATCGGGTGGAGTGATTCCGACAGATGAATCAACAATGATCGACTGACACAGATAGGCACCTTCGCGAGTTTGGCCATCGTGGTCTAAGTTGATAGTGTTGATCGCTCCGTCTTTGAGTGCTTTGAGAGCGATTTTGCGCGTGTTGACCTCATCGAACTGCACGTAATACTCGCGCCCATCGGGGTCGCGGCGGTAGATCGGTTCTTCCGTAGCGATGGCGACACCCATCACGATACGCTTTTCCTCGTTGAAAAACATCGGGATTGGTTCCTCTTGGTTGCGGAATGTGAGGTAACTTTTACGGTGGGCCGGGTGGTCTACAAACGAATTGGCCATCAATCCCTGTTCAGGATCAAGGTCATCGACGGTCAATAGATATGTAGGTAGCTTCGGCACGCTACTATAAAGAGTGATTTGTGCCGGTTTTTAGAAAAAAAAAGCGCCCCCGCTCGTTTGCAGTAGGCGCTTTCGCTATTCTTAAGACGCTACAATGATAGCAAAAAGATCAGTAGGAGGCAAATATTTCCAACTCGGTAAAGTTCATATCGAGCAATGCGGACATTGCAGACCGGCTCGAAGTGACATCGAGTTGGCCGTCGCCGTTAATGTCAGCAACACCGGTTCCTGGTAGTATGCAGCCGAGTATTTGCGTGTGATAATTGCCGGGGTGGATAAGTATTTCCGACCGGCCCGGCACGTTGCGCACCCAATAGCACTCACCGAACTTTGGCGACACGTGACGAACCAATGGGTACACTCCGGGCGGTATGCACGAAACGCGGCGCTGGTTGTCTTTCCAAGGTAATTCAAGGGAGTGGAACGTGCTGCCGTTGGCTTCGATTATTCCTTGCGTTTGTATGCCGTTGTCCTCTTAGCATTGTATTTTTGATTATATTTGTACTTTGATAACCCCACCAAGGGTAGCACTCTTGGTCCGACGCTCATCGTTTTGGTGGGCGTTTCTTTTGTTATTCGTTTTTTATTTTTTCCCGTAAATAGTCCAAGTACGTTCGGTTCGATATGGACCATGTAATTTGACACGACTTACACCGCATCCGGTGTTTGACCGTTCCCATTTTTGTGGTGCGCTGACCGTGGTACTCGCTGTGCGGCGATCCGCATTCAGGGCAATCGTATTTCTCGCCGCCAGTCGCGACGGCTCTGTGTATCTTTGGTTCGTAGTACCGTTTAAATTCGTCGTGTACCTTTTCCAGCAGCTCCACGTCGCGCTTGCAGTAGGTTACCATCTTGTCCATTGCGTCGGGGCAATTCTTCAAAACGATGTCCTTCCACAGGTTGTAGCCCGTTTCGATTTTACCGCCCAGCCCCAGAAACTGACCGATGTAGTCGAGTCGGTTCGAATTGAAATTGAATTGCCCGCGTGCGATTTTAAGCGTGTCGATGGTATCAAATTTGGCTCGCGTCTGTATGCGGTGGAATAGGCATCGCGTCCGAAACCACTTGATGTCAAAGCGGTCGCCGTTGTGTCCGACAACCTGATCGGCTTTCTCCGCTACTTTCACGAACTCCTCAAGCATTGCCTTATCGCATTGGTTCTCATCCCATGTCAGCGAATGCACTTCGTCGATTCCTTCCCACTTCCAGCAGATGCAAATTATCGCTCGTTCCTTTACGATGTTATCGTGGGTGAGCCGCACTTTGTAGCCGGGCCGCCAAAAGAACCCCAAGTTGGGGCTGGTCTCAATGTCAAAAAACAAACGGCGCATCCCCGGTTGAGGTACGCCGTTCTTGAGATTGTGCGATTGCACCGCTCTGGCTATAACGGTATGTGAAACACCTAATACTTTTGCGGCTCGCCTCGTGCTGCCGTGCTCATTGTAAGCCGCGATGTATTGCTCTTTTGTGTATCTACGTTTGCCCATTAACGTGCTCAAATATACGATTCTTTCCTAACTACCCCCAAGTGCTCACAACGTCGATGTTGTTGTTTTCCTCGTTGGTGTCCTGAACGTCCGACGCGAGAACCACAACCTGTTGCGGCGGCATCGCTCCGGTCATGTTTGCCCCGGCTAATACGCGGTTACCTCCCTGTCCTTGAGCCGAAACGGATGGTGTTGAACCGCCTGCCTTGGATAATAGTTGTTTAGCTTGACCTACGGCGGTAAGAACCGCAGCAACACCTGAAGCTATGTATGCAACCAAAGTAAATGCCGCAGCGGCCCCGGTTTGTGATGCTGCGGCTGCCGCGCCCGCAATAGCTGATGCAATAGCTTTAGCTGTATCAATAGCAATCTGTATTCCTGCAAACGCTTTTGCAGCCGCTGAACCTTCCTCCATTAACTGTCCCAATGCATTAAATAGATTGTATGACTCCTGGACCAGCATTTGTTTTGCCTGAACAATTGCCATGTCTGCCTGTTCTTCATCCTCAACACGTTCTTTATTTAATCTCTCCAAACCAGCATTATATTGCTCCGTGGCGATAAGACCCTGCTCGTACATGCTGTTGAGGAATTCCAGTTCGGCAGCCCGGCGCGCCTCGTTGTCCATTTGCGTTTGCTGCATATAGAGTTCAAACAACCCGCGCTGTCTTTCGTATTCGTCTTGTCGTCGCTGCTCCTCCTGTTCT